TACTTGACGGAAAAGCTCGCACGGGTGCGATATGTGGAGCCGTTTGGGTATTCGGTTCCGAGTTCTCAGATTGACACTTCCAGCGGTGGCGTTGACTTAACTGTCAGGTGGCCGAAATATACCCAGGCGAAAGTGATCGCTGTCAGGTTTGCCGATGGCGACAGGCTCGTCAGGGTGCATCATGCCGCGTGGAAACAGTCATATTGGTATCACGCTGAGGATCTTTCACCCTGGACGAAAGGTACCGAAGTGCAGGCTGAAAGCGACATGGCCAGTGACTCAAATCTTGCCAAGATGGATGAGACGTTAAAAAAACTGTCGCCATATATTAAGAGCCAAAACGAGCGGGCTGCGATATCGGCAGCGTTTGCCTCGGGTCTGAATCCACTGAGCATGACCGCCAAAGAAGCGGCTGTGTTGACCACTGGCCAGCGGAGGTCGATATCAACTGTTCGCCAGAGGTTTACCAAAGGTAATCGCGTGAATGACTCTGGATCCGATATGTGATACAATTCGGATTCACAATCCCGGTGAAGACCGGAGCGGAAATGTTGGTTGGTATGTTCACTGACTGACAGGAGCCGCAAACGCGGAGACGCTCGGGCGGGGATGTCGTATTTCAGAAGTTAAGACACGCTTTTCACTAGAAGGTTTGGCGTGTTTTATTTATTTGTAGGCATAAAAAAAGCCGCCCCGGTTAGGGCAGCGAGATGAGGCTTAAACAACTTTCGGCCCGGTCTTCACGCACGGGCAAAGATCGAATATTGCAAGTCCACCAAAGGACACCGGAGGCAATACTTTGGGAAGTACATCCGCAGCCCTCAGATCCAACTTGCCGACCGTTGGCCGCCATCACCGGATCGCCACGGTTGACGCATGACCTGCAGGTTACGCCGATCACTTGTGACTGAGTGACCGGAGCTGGCGTCAGTTCCCACGGCAACGGTTGATATGGCACGCAGACCGCCACCATCGCTTCGGTGGTTGCAATGCCACGAATCGGGCAGTGTCCAGGTGATTGGCATTGGCAAGTCATGGGCAAGTGCCAACGTTTTTCGGTGTGCAACAGGACAATTCAACGGTTTCCGGCAAAATAAAATTGATCGGAACACCCGCATTCTGGCAATTGTTACACATGACTATATTCGTCGGCTTTTTCGACACGCAATTCGTCACCAAGTCTTTCATCTCGACATCCGTGATTGTCGATGTGATGATTCCCGCACCGCCGCAATCCGAGGCCTGAATACCTGAAAGAATTCCCAGAGTAAACTTGCCGAACCCATCGCACGGGTTGCAGGGGTCGATAATTTCAGGCCCCCAAAAGCACTGGTCAGCGGTGTAGGATGGCAGGAATTGCAAGTCAACCGTCCACGGAGTGCTGCCGACATTCCCGCCGAAAAAGCAACTGATCGTGGAACAAAGTTGCACTGTATATTCCTTGTCCCACATGTCGTATTCGTCCATTTGGGTAAAAGTGGATCCGCAAGAATAACCGCAATTGGAAGGTGCTGCACATGGCCTCGGGATCGTCTTGAATTTAAGCATTAAACACTTAACCGGAGTCATCCAAGAGGGGCAAGTACAGACCAGTGACGACTGCGATGAAAATCCAAGGAATCTAACACCCTTGCAATTCGTGGGCGTGTTGGCTGTCAGGTTTGCACTCTCAGTAGAGTTGCCATAATAAGCGTTGTACAGCCTGCGAAACGCGGTTGCAGATCCTCCATTAAGCTCGGTAGCCCAATGGCCGAAATCTCTCATGTCGAATTTCTTGACATATTTGTAATTGCAAACGTCATAAGCGGCCCAAGCGTAAGGCGGGGCGCAAAAGTCGGTTCCATTGGCGGTAAATGTCGGCGGCTTGGCAGGTACGCCGGGACAGTCTTTATAGTCGGCCCACGGGCCTAAGAGCATGATGATTGGATTGCTTTGGGTCTTGGTGTTTGTACCACCTCCGCCACCTTTAGAGATCAGCCATTCGCCGGTAGTCAGCGACCTTTCAGCACGATAAACCTGATTGTCACCAACAGTGATCGACCCGTCATTTAATTCGATCGCGTAGTCGTCAGTGGCGTTTGCGGTTCGCGTGGTGATATTATTCCACGTTTTATTGGCTGTTAGATTTGCCCCGTCTTCGCGGTAGACCTGAGTCCACCCGTAACGTACCGGTGAGAACGTCGTGTTACTTTCAGTCACCCGCAGATGGATGACTTCAGTCAGGTCGACTTCAATCGAATCGTCATCGCCGGACGAATTGATTCGCCCGGCACCAGACATTGTTGGCCTTCGCTTGACGAACTTATTTAACTTCTGAGCGGTCAGACGCTCGCCACGTTCAAACAAGTTTTCGCTTGATTTTGCCATCGTGTCCCTTAGCTGACGAGTAGGGTGATTACGGAGATATTTCCGGTCGTCCCTGCTGATGTGATGGTATTTCCGCTTGCAATCGCCAGACCATTGGCAGAACCGGAACACCACGTCATAAAGGTATTCGGCGGCAGTTTACAGGCTGGAAAACCAGTGATATTACTGGTGATCGTGATCTGGTCATTTGTCGCGGAATTAAACATCCGAACCGCTTTGAGTGCGGTGAACGTGAAGTTAGCGCCGGATGTGGTCAGCAGGGAGCCTAGAGTTGTTGTGGTGCTGTTGGCGGCGATCGTGATGAGTGGATCTATTACGGCTGTTGCATTTGCAGCACCGGTGCCGTTGGCGTAGAGAAACACATCCCTTTGAGTCGTCACGGATGATGTGACGGTCATGCCCGTGGTTGTGGTTGCGGTGGCGACAATCGAACTGTTTACGCTTGCTGTCAGCGGCATGATGCTCTCCTGTGGTTAATAGCCTGGTGCCCATCGCATGGATGGCGTGATGATTGAGGTTGGGTAAATATCATCCTTGTAGTAAACCAGATTCCCGGCCTGAGTTGCGTACCGATACAACACACCGTTGGTGCCTAGAGACACGTTCCAGCCGGTTTGCTTCCACTTGTAAATCAGCGTCACATCCAGAATGCCGGTCCCGTTAGACATGTCACGGCGTGAAGTCGAGACACCGTCAAACAGGATGCTTTCAGGGTCGCAGCCCCACATGACCGCTTGATTCACCTTGCCCACCTTGTTTGCAAACACGGCAGCGTTGACGTACCGGCAGTTGTGGAGAGTGAGCGACAACGAAAAACACGGCGACCGGTAAAAATCGCTTCCATTGCCGGGTTTTGCAACACCTGCTGGAATCGTTTGGACGCCTCCGGTGGCAGTCGTGCCAGCCCACTTCAGGGCACCCGATGGAATCTTGATAGACTCAGAAGCGTACTGAACCTGAAAGGAACTCATCTCGATTGGGTTGGCTGGATCAAACTGAGTCGCCGGTGGATATTCACCGGACATCGGAGGCGTCGAAACGATCGACGAAAACGTCACATCGACAAACGCCGACTCGTAATATTCGCCCGGTGCCGATCCGATGCCGCCTCGGCTGATGTGCCCCACCGGCTCGATATTGGCCGATGTGGCTCGCATGTTGGGTGACGCTGGCCACGCCCACGGCACACCATCGAGCAAACCAAGGACGGAATTGACAAAGGTGAACGCATCCGCCCAATCGACTTTATACCGCACGTTCGATGACAATCCCTGAAGGTTTGCCGTGATGCGTGGCGATGGGCTGGCGGCTTGTTTGTAAGGTACGGTCGGTGCTCCCATTATCCTAGCCCCTTAATTTCGTCGGTCATTCGGCGGATCTCTTCGGTTTGTTTTTCGATTGCCTTGACTGTCGGATCGTCGCCAGTTCCAGCGTTCAAGTTGCGGTTGAACACGTCCGATGATCCGACGATCTCGGTTCTGGCTCGCTGTGCTGTGAGTTGCTCAAGCCGGTCGCGAGCATCCCCGATCTTATCTTCCATATCCCCTTTCTTTTTCTTCACCTTCTCACGATCGCGGAAATCGTCGGCAAGATTTTTCATATTCGATTCGGTATCTCTGGCGTTATTTACGTTTTGTAAATTCTCCGCTAATTTCAATTCGGGAAGTCGGGCCGCCAGAGCGTTGAACGCTTCCACAACCCCATTCGATGCGTTCCCAAGCAGTTTCAATGATTCCGTTTCAGCGTCCATTGGCTTCATACCGCCAGCGATCATCTGTCGCTCCACTTGGATCCGCGACAGCTCTTCCTTGCCTTTGATTGATTCTTTCATTACGACACCAGCGTCTTTATTGATGTCCGTGTCTTTGGCATTCCTGCCCCGTTCTACGAGTCCTGCCCCCGTTTCCATCGCAGCCCGGTCGCGTAAGACTTTCGGATTGGTTAGCATCATATCCATTTGATTCCGGTGGGCTTGCTCTCCGGCTACTTTGTTGGCCTCTAACTGCGCCTTCGGTGTGCGACCACCAAACAGGTCGCTGAACACCCCTTTGCCTTCGCTTGCATTGTCAGACATCTTGCCTGATATCCGACCAAAGAACGCACCGATGCCAGATGTGGAGTCCTTTTTCATCAGGTCGGATGTTTCGCTCGCAAGCGATTTCATGGCCGCCTCAGCCATGTTCAACGCACCGGCGTAACCGACAGCAGATGTTGTCAACTTCTCGAATTCCGATCGGGTGTCTGTCAGTTTGACCAGCTCATCGGCGGCCTGGTTGACGGCTACGCCCAAAAGGGTCATAACGGCACCGAAGGCCATCGCATCCTTTGTGGACATGCCAAAAGTTGTTCCGGCTGATGCCCCAAGTTGTTCCAGGTTGTTCACGATCCCGCGAAAACCGTACTGAGCATCATCAGCGATCCGGCCAATGGATTGCGCGAATCCGCTCATGCCGCCGAATCCACCACCACCACCGGCAGGCATCTTGGTTGCCTGACCGATGGCCGCTTGCATCTTCTGACCGGCCTGCTGAGCCTGCACAACCGCTTGTGCAAGCCCGGCCCTGAGCTGGTCATCAGATATCCCAAGTTCAACCGAGAGATTTCCGACGCTCGTAGACATATCAATTCCCTCGATTGCGTGAGGCACCGTCCATGATCTCAAATAGTGCCGTAACAGGCATATCCATCAAGTCTTTGTAGCCGACGTGCATCTCGCTCATCATATAGGCGATGATGCGACTCCAATCGGTTCGCTCGCGAGGTCCGCCATCGTCGGCTGACCTGCGGCGTTCTCGTCTTTTGGGTCGGTTTCATTCGCTCCAAAAGCAATCAATTGCATCTCGACTACATCGGTCGTGGTGGCGTTTTTGGCGATCACCAAGATTTCGTCAGGTTGCAAGTGCGGGTTGTAGTGCCGCAAAACCGCCGATAGAAATGCAATCCCGAAGTCGGCTTTCACGAGGAACTTCTGGGTACACAGTGCGGTGATTGCATCCGGTGGCCAGAAGTGAGTCTCTTGAAGTGCCTTGGAAACAAGCTGATCAGCCAGTTCCTTGCCGATTTGTTCTAGCGCCTTGGAATCCTGAAGGATTTCATACGGCGTTTTCAGTTCGGACAAATACGATTCGATTTCCAACGCCGCACCCAGGGTGAGTTTCCCCACCCTGTAAGGTGTGCCATTGAAATCGCGAGTGAGGACTGGGTTAGCGATCTTTGCAGGATTAGCCACGGATTAATTCCCGTTACCTTGGAAAGTTATTGTCACGGGAATGGCCCCGTTGACCTGGGCCTGGCCGTACGAAACATCCTGCACATAGGCCGGAAACGCAGCCCCACCACCGGTCCACGAGAGCGAGCCGTTGGCCCCCATCGCCGGTAGTGTGCTGTTGGCTGATCCGACATAAGTAGTGACGGTGGCTTTTCGATCTTTGAGCGTAGGCGTAACCGACTTGTAGCCAGCATCGGCGGTTGTGGTCGTATCGGCCAATTCGACCGATTCGGTATAGCTTGCCGAGGCAGCTGCGATGGACGCACCACCAAACGTGACGGTGGTGGAATAGAACGTGGTCTTGGGCGTAGATGGCATGGTTAAGCCTTTCGGGTCAGGTAGTCCAGCGGAATTCAACAGGGACAGAGGAGGACCACAAAGCGCCTTGATCGGTGTAGTTTACGTCGATCTCGGCGGATTGCACTAACGACGAATCAATGCCCGTGATGGCACCACGGTCGAACGCATCGACCAGGGTTTGAGTGTTTGCAATGATTGCAGTGTCAGAAATATCGAACAGGTGAAAAGTGCCTGTCATTTGCCAATCACGGTAGGTGGTGGTCGGCTCGTTTGGCGTGATGCTCGAAAGCCTCAGCACCGCATAAGGTGGTTTGGCGGTGCCGGGTGCCAGTTGAAATGACAGCGGCAAAAGCGGGAATATCGTGGCCCATTTCGAGCGGATATTCTGGATTGTGGTATTGATATTCAAATCTGTTCATTCGCCCCCACATTTAATCGGGTGTACATGGTCCCACGTGGCCCATTGCCGGGCACTACGGCCATGACTTCAAACCAGACGCCGTTGTAGTTGATCCGGTCGTAAGCCTTGGCAGCGATTAAACCGTTGAAGTAGATTGCCGCCATCACGTTGTTGCCCTCGGATTGGTTGACAATCGCAACAGAATCACTCCGAAATTGCACGAATGCGGACATCGCGACACCGGTGGCCGGATAGGTTCGGTTGATCCCTCCGAGTGTTGTGGAGACGGTTTCGATGGCTGCGAAGTAGTTGATGGCGTGGGGCGTTTGCATTATTTCGCGGCCCTCTGAAGTGCCAGGGCGAATTGAAACATGATCGCTTCCTGTTGCGACTCGAACGCCGGTCGCATGTACGGACGTGGTGGAAGTCGGATTAATCCCTTGCCGCCAAGTTCTTGGATTCTGGCGTACTTCAAACCTTGCTGTGGACCGATCTTCGCCTTGTAATTCCCTTGGCTGTATTCGATGGCGACCTTCTGGAGATTACCACTTTGTTTGTGCGGTGGTGATCCAGCCGGTGACGATTGTACCCACCGATTGAGCGGTGAACCGTACCAATAAATCCCCTTCATTCCGTTATGCGAACCGCCCATCGTGAGTGATGCACCGGTCTTTACGCTTTTAATCGTTTTCAGACCCTTGATTTTGGCCATTCCGTTTGAGAATATCAGGGCATTCTTTTGGGTCTTGTTTAAACCCTTGAAAGCCTTGCTTGACGAGCGATTCAAATCGCGTGTCGCTGCCTTTCCAGTCACGTTCAATAGCTCAACAGCCTTGTTTCGCACCTTTCCGGCAGCTTGACGGACAGCTCGCGATAGCTCGCGTTGCAACCGGCCCGTGAATGCACCACCCTGCCAATCGAGTTTAAATGTCGCGTTAATCACCCGATCACCACCACTCGATAAGGTTGCAACAGTTGCACCGCCATCGCAGGTAAACCGCCGCCGGTGGTGGACATCTGGTAGGTCGCAGAATAATCGCCAATTCGTTCGCTGGTCAGGATGCCGGGATTTTGTCCCGCCGTCCTCAGGTGAACCGCCGTCAATGCGATCGCCAATTTGACATTGGCTGTCAGGTCCGCAGGTAAAAAGGAGCGAGCACAATACTGGTCAATTAATGACGATGCCGCCGACAGGTAGGCCACGGCAGCGGCAGCGGTCCAAGTGCCGATCACATCGGTATAGGTTGTTGCTTCAGATTGCGAGATGTAAGCGGCCATGAAAATACCTCAAGTTGAAATGAAACCCGGCGGGCAGGGAAGGACCCGCCGGGCTGACTACCAAACCGACAAAACCAAAATCAGACGGCTTCGTGAACGATCTGGAAAGCCTTTGGATCACGCACAGCACCGCCGAAACGGTAACTGAATGAAACCCGGATTCGGTTCTTGTAAGCCATCGAAATATCATCGACCAGAACCGTAAAGCCCTGACGCAGCAAGAGGAAATACTCGCTGAAATTGCCGACGATGATCGACTTCGGCGAGCCCGATCCAGAGGCTGGAACGAACTCGTTGAAATACACAGGCGAACCAAGGATGTCCGGTTGTGGGGACTGCGTGTATCCAGCCAAACTGTTTGGCAGGAACAATGGGCGGTTAGCACCGTCCAAGAGTTGCAATAGCTTACCGTGCGTGCCGCGAGCCATCACCCATGACAGGTTGGGGCTGTACTGTTGGCGAAACGCGTAGTAAGCATCCGTGATCTTCGGACCTGTCAGCGTGTTTGCCACTCCGGTCTTGGTGATGCCGATGCTGGTGTTGGTCAGGATCCCCTCGGCCTGAATCGAGCCGGTGACACCGGTGATGATCTCGTCATCCAGAACAGCGGCAAAGGCTTTTGATGCCTCGCCTTGGAGATAAATGGACAGGCCCGGCGCGTCTTGAAAAAAGTCTCGCGACACATCCGCAAACATCGAGCCGGTGTTTGCATTAATCACCATTTGGCCAAACGGCCCCGTGTCCTTCTGATTCGCAGTTCCGTTCGGGCTTTCACCTTTCGTTGGGCGGAATGTGGTGCCATAACGTGTGTCAGTGTTGACATCGTTATTTTTGGGGATCGTCACCGAACTGACGTTGGTGGAAAGGGTTTGACAGATTCGCGGCATCACGGGCTGGACAGTCCGAGGCGTGATAATGTCGAAGCGAAAGTCAGGCGCCACGGCGTTCGATCCCAGACTGGTCGAGGCGAGATACATATCCTTGCGGAACGGGGCAAATATCTCGTTTGGCGACAAAGTTCTGTCGCCACCCTTGCCGTACCGTTCGAGTACATCACGGTGATTGCGACACTTGACATCTTCCAGTTTGCCACGCGCACCCAAGAACGACTCGAAGGCCTTGTAGTAGTCGTAACTGCCCATGACCTCAGCGTCTGAGAGTGTGGCAAGCTCGCCACCTGAAACGACCTGGCCAGACTGACGGTCAAGTACAGCGGCCTTACTTGTGGCCTGTGGGCGTTGTGGTTGTTGCGAATACTTTTCGACCATTGCGTTCGCGTTTTCGAGCGCCTTGACCAGTTGATATTGCCCGTCACAGGCTTCAAGTTGGTCAATGGTCGATTGCAATTCGCCAGACTTTTCGGAGCGTATTTCGTCCGAACCGGCGATCATTTCATCTCGCAGTGATTTGACTTTGTTGGCCAAAACAAGGCGATCTTCGGCGATTGTGGCCGCCGAACGGGGCTCAGATGCAGTTGCAGACATGGGTCACTAACCTTTCGTTTACCGCTTGGCGGCGGTCAGAATCGAATCAGCCAATTCAGCTCTGTGGAACAGTTCCAACAGGCGATCGGCATCCACCACCGGGGTCGGTGTTTCAAGTGATTTCACCGAGATAATTCCAGCGTCTTTATTGGCTGGAATTGGGACAAATGAAACTTCGAGAATTTCATTGACCTCGGAAATCAAACTCGCTCCACTCTTGGCAAGTTGCTTCTGAGTGGCTGAGGGGTTGTAGTTGTAGCGGTTCCAGATTTCGAGCACATCCGCTTCTTTGATCTTGCGAGATGCAGCCCGAAATGAAATCGACATTTTATTGACGGCCTTCTCCTTCAGGAGTTGCCGTATCCGCTGGCCTGTTTCGGTGGCTGAAAATGAGCCATCAACCAGCAGTCCCTTACGGTCCTCGCGTGCATCACGCATGGTGGCAGCCACGGACATAGTTTTGTTAATGTGGTCGGCAAGTATCACCCCGCCATCGTCTAGGAACTCTGGCAGGGCCTTGTTATAGGCACCCGGCAGGATCATGTCACCTTGCCGGTCGATATTCAAGAACCGGCTGGCATAGCCTACGAAACCGCCGGAATCAGACTCTAACAAGTCTGATTCGATTGCTTTGGTCATCAGATCCATGTATCAGGACTCCAATATCCGGCCAGTTTTTGTGAACGATTTCGCGTTGCCGATTGCAACCGATAAATAACCACCTTGATCAGCCGTTTCATAGTCCGCTTCGGATGGTCTCAGGTAGCCGTTTTCACCGGGTCTGGCAGGCGGTTTGAGAGTCTTGGGCATTTCATCATCGAACACCTCTAACAGACTGCACCGGCAACCGGGATGGAAAGGCGGGAATTTGAGGTCCTTGTAGGTCTTGTTGTTGCCGTTCGTGCCGAATGTCCCGCCCTTGGGGATAATCGGGCATAAACGATAAATCATGTGGCACAGGGGGCAGGCGTCACCCGAGACGAGCAACTCCCATCCAGCCACGAAATCAAGGCTTTCGGCGGCCTTAACCAGTCCGGTGTTATAAGCCCTCGCTGATTCCGTGATTGCAATGCGTCTCGCTCGCCAGCGTGCATTGTCCTTAATCCAAGTGCTGATTCGGTCAGTCAATTCGCCCGCCGTTTCACCGGATTCAATGGACGCGGCGATATCCAGCCGCATGCCTTCCAGCGTCTTGAGCGTGTCGTTAGTGAATTGCTCAATCGTATCGTTGCACAGGTCTAGAACAGCCTCACGAGCGGCTTGAAGCACCTCAGGAGCACGGACTAGCCATTGATCCGCATCTTGTTGATCCAGCGACACCAGCAGTGACCGGCCTGACTGGTCGATCCATGCCTCGATGATCGGTATGAACTTGCCAGCCATGTCAAGTGGTGCGGTGAACGGGTCGGCTTCCTTCTTGCGGTCGTAAATCGCGAGCCACGGTCTTGCTACGTTGTTGCCCAGCTCCGTGAGGATGCGGCGGGCAATACGCTCCAACTCCGTGCCGCTTGGCATGGCATTGAGCCGACTTCGGGGTGTTTTGCGTTTCATTTAATTTAGTGCAGGTGCCGTGTCAGGCGTGATCGTTGCAATTGCCGAGACGGAATAGGCGTCGAAACCCCATCCTTGAATATTCTTTTCGCACAACCACGCACGACCATTTTGGCCCCATCGTGTGCCCCAACTATTCTGCCACCTGATTAGCCATTGGCCATCCGGTGCTTTCCGCATCCCTAGCCCGC